GCGAAGCGCCTTCGGTGCGTCCTTGCCGAGCGTGCGGAGTGACCGGTTGAACTCGGCCAGACCCCGAATCTTGATCGGGTCGGTTGCGATGGCCATACCGGTCACCTCCCTGCCGTCTGCCTGTCCTGTGCGATCTGCGCGAAGTACATGACCCAGTGGACATACAAGTCGTCGGGCATCGCGCGAACGTCCTCGATGGACATCTTCAGTTCATGTGCCAGGTAGAACTCGAACTTCAGGTCATCATTCGTCTTCAGTGCCAGCCACGCTGCTTTTGGCGGCAGCCTTAGCCGTCACGCCGCTAAGCTCGGAGACCGCCTCCAGAACGGCATTGATCTCGGCGGAGTCGGCCACCTTCTGCCACTCGCCGACCTCTTCCTCGGTCAGCTTCGGGTCCACCAGGGCCACGGCCAGGAGCTTGCGCTCGGCCTCTGCCGGCTCGAACTCCTGGCCGTGAAACTCGAACACCTCGGCTCGACTGAGCGGGCGGACCGTGACGGACCCGCCCTCAATCGGGACCTCCACAGTCTTGCCGCGGAACTTGAGCAGTTGCTTCTTGTCCATGCTCACACCGCCTGTGCAGTCGCATCGACGGCGCCGGTGACGGTCAGCTCGGCTGTCCAGGTCGCGTAGTCGGCGACGGGGCTCGACTCGTTGTAGGCGGCCACCACGACCTCACAGGTCTTCTGGGGCTTGCCCGAACCGGTGCCCGAGATCTGGTAGACGAAGTCCACCGTGTTGCCGAGCTGCGGCTCGATGGACGCCCCCGGGCCGGAAACCGCGGTGGTGTCGTAGAAGCCGCCGATCGTGACCGTGCCGCCCTTCAGTCCGCCGGAGAACTCGTGGTCGTCGACGCCGTAGGTCGTGGTGTCGTGCGTGTCTGCGGACCGGTTGAACGTGGTGCTGTTGGTGTACGGCGAAATGTCCACGGCGTTCAGCTTGACTACCGTGTCCTTACCGTGCTGTCGTGCCATGGTCTTATGCTCCTTCTCCGGAAACTGCGCAACTGAAGACAGCCGCCAGATAGGCGATGCCCGAGAATTTGACCGTGCCGAACACAACCCCGGTTACCCGCAACGTGCCGTAGGCCGTATTCGGTCCGGACTCCAGCACGCTCTTGATGCTGTGCGCGCCGGATCCGTTGGCGTACTTGGCCAGTTCCGTGTGCGCGTTCCGTGCGTCCACTTTGGCCACTGCGACCGTGACCTCGAGGGTCATCGAATCCGAGCCGCGGCCGTAGGTGTCGTCGAACGTGTAGGTGTCCGGCAGTTCAACCAGCGCGGCCGGTGGGCTGATGCTGTCCGCCGTGTACGGGGTCACTCGAAGTCCGGTGATGGTGTCGAGCTTGGTCCCCATCTCGGCCATGACTGATGCCAGGTTCATCGTGGCCTCGCCCGCTTCCGGTACGGCTCGAGGGCCACCGCGACGTCCGGGTCCACCTTGGCCAGTAGACGCATCTCGGCCCCCTCGGGGCCTGCGATACCGAACGGTGCATCCGCCCGCTTGAACAGCCGACTGCCCTGCAGCAAAGTCGCCTGTTTGACAGACGGGGGAACCACTGTCCACCCGAACCGTGCGGTGACCTTGACAGAGTGCTCGACCCCATGCGGCTGCGCGGAACTGGTCGGCAGAACAGCCAAGGCTGTCCACGGCCGACCCTCCGCCTGCGCGTTCACGGGACCGAACGCGTACTCGTCGATCACTGTGGAGTAGTCGCCGGAGTCGTCCAGGTCGGCCGCAACCGCCAGGCCGGTCGTGGTCTGGAGGTCGTCGATGTTCACCACCCACTGGCACCGCCTGGTATCCCACCGGGGCGTGTAGTAGCGCGCCTCTGGTGTGGACACCAACCCGAACTGGCGCCGGCAGTGGCGGTCGACGGCCCGTGACGCGGCCGCGATGACGAGGGCCAACTGGGCATCATCGGCGTCGTCGGTGATACCCACGTACGCGGCGAGGTCGGCGACCTCCACGTACTCCGGTGCCCACGCCATCGCGGCCGTACCTCACTGCTCGTTGGGGGTACGGCGCGTTGCCGCACCCTTCTCGTCGGGCCCGAGGAACTGCGGCGCGTTGGCCTTCGTGACCTTCGTGACGTCGCTGGTGAAGGGGTCAGTGACCGCAACCTCGGTCACCTCGCCGGAATCCACACGCTGCGCGGCGAGCTCGAGGTCCGCACGCTGGCCCTCCGACATGCCGAACGACGGCTTCGTGGGGGCCGGTCGACGGTTGGTGTCAGGCTTCGCGGCCCGCTCCCTGAGCACCTGGTTCTCGGTCCTGAGCCGTTCCACTTCGGCCTGCAGCTCTGCGTTCGTTGCCATGCTCGTACTCCGTTCCTGGGCGTTCACGCCACCGGGTCGTAGGTGATCTCTCGGACACCCGCGATGTCCGAGATGGCCGCCGCCTTGTAGCCCCACAGGCCGATGTAGACATGCGCGACCTCGGTCATGGTGATGTCGAGCCGCTGCGGCGTCGACGCCCACCCGTGGACCACGGCCCGGTCGAACAGGTACGAGGAAGCCACGACCGAGCCAGACGCGGCGAGCGCCCACGCTGGGGTGAACAGGACCCCGTTCACGTCGAGCCCGGCGTAGCGCGTCCTCGCCGTGCCGACCGCGTTCGTCGGACCCAGGGGCGGCAGCAGCGGCCGCCCGGTCGAGTCCTCGGCGGCGGCGAGCTTCTTGTAGAGGTCGACCTGTGTGGGCGCCATGTCCATGCTGAACCCGCCACGGACGAACTGCAGCAGCGTCAGCGCGGCGGTCAGTTCGTCCACAAGCGCGTCGTCTGCGGCGGCCGTGGTGAGCGCGATGGCGGTCGGCGTGGCCGCGTCGAGCGTGGCGACAGCGAACGCCTCGAGCGCCTCGTACCAGCCCTGCTCCATCTTCTGCCAGATCAGGTTGGAGACCTGCGGGTTACCGCCCTGGTCCCACACCTCGCGCGTGATCTTCGCCTTGCCCGAGACCGCGGTCGGAGTCACCGTCTGGCTCGTGGTGGTCAGCGTCCCAGAGGTCGGCTCCACGCCTTCGGTGTGGTTGCCCACGAGCCCGGACGCCGAGTTGAACTTGGGGAACGTGAACGGCGTGATGCTGCCGAGAGTGCCCTTGCTGATGGCGTCCCAGATCGGGTACCGGAACTGCCGCTGGTCGACGTACATGTCCGGCCGGTTCTGGGTCGGGTTCAGCTCGTTCACGTCGCCGGTGGCGACGTCGAACCGTGCGCGGATGAACTCCATGGCCCGGTCGTGCGCGGCCTGGTCGCGGTCGATGAACCACGCGTGCAGATCGGTGGAGAAGTCGAACGTGCCGGCGGTCAGGTTGCCGCGCCGGTCGAACCGGTAGGGCATCGACTCGTTCACGGACGCGGTGAGCCTGGTCGGGTTCACGACCGGCCGCGGTTCCGGGTCGGCCGCATCCGGGTAGCCGAGCGCGTTCCGGAGCTGCTCCCGCTGCTCAGCGCTGAACGCCGCGACCAGTTCGGTGGCGCTTGCCGTGGTCGGCGCGGGAGGGGTCTCGGTGGCCGTGCCCGCCGCCGGGCTCTGGCCACTCGTGGCGGTCTCGTCCATCGTTCCTCCTGTCAGACTCGCGGCCACTCTGGTCACGCGAGCGTCATCGAACGCGGGCATCGGAGTCAGTGACACCTCGCGCAAATCTCCCCGGATCACGTCCATGACGGACCGGTCACCGCGGGAGGCTTGTTCTGTATCCACGGCCGCGTTGAAGTCGACGCCGACCGACAGGCCGTCGAGCACACCGTCTTCGGCGAGCTCAAGCGCGCGGTCACCCTCGGGGCCGCGGGCAACCTTGAACTTGGCGCGGAGTCCCGCAGGGGAGTCCTTCAGTTCAGTGGCGACACCGATCGCCTGAGTGAAGTCGTGGCTACGGAGCAGCTTCACGCGACTCACGTCGGACCACTGGAGAGAGCCCCGGCGGAACCGGAACTTCATGCCGCCGTACATGCCGATCTTGCCGTACGGAACGGCGATGCCCTCGATGGTGCGGGACTCGCGGTCCACTGAGAACTCGGCGTGGGAGGTGTCGGAGAAGGTGAGGCGGCCGGAGTCGTTGAACGTGAGCGCGGGGGTACTCGCGGCGACGACTCCGGCCGCCTCAGTCTCGGGGGCAGGCGCCGGGCTCTGACTGGCCACAGGCAGTCCTTCCATCTGGCGGATCTCGTCGACCGTGTAGACGCCGAGGTTCTTGCCCTTCTCGTACGTCATCCACCGCTCGGTGGGGTTCGACTTCATGTAGTCAGTCAGGTCAAACTCGACCCGGTAGCCGCGCTTGGTGACGTCCGGCATGGACAGTCGGTCGGTGATCGCCCGCATGTAGGGGGCGTACACGTCGTTGATGCGGTCGCGCCGCCGGTCGATGATGTTCGCGTAGGAGCGGGACGTGGTGGACACGCCAAGGTCTTCTGGGTCAACACCGAGCGCGCGGGCGAGGTCGAGGGTGACCTGCTGCTGCAGCTGGACCAGTTGGAGGTCGGCGGGTGTCGCGGTCTCGACCGTGTTGTACGTGAGCGCTGCGGGCACGTAGGCCGTGGTCTCGGACTGCCGGGACTGCTTCCACTCGTCGAGGATCTCGGCGATCTCGTAGTCCTCTGCGGGGTCGACGCCGTCGTTGGGGGTGAAGTAGTCCAGCGGGCGGGGATTGCTGGCGTACTTCTCTGCAGCCTTGTCGAACCGGATCGCTCGGCGGATCGATCGCGCACACACCTTCAGCACCGCGGGGTTCGGCGAGTCGAACCGGATGATCTCGCGTGCGTCTACCGGCTTGCCGTCGACGTACACCACGCCTACACGGGGGTCGTCACCCGACGGCAACGGTGCCAGGGGCCGGCCAGTCGGGGGCTTCACCGACACGGTCGATGGCTCCAGCCGGCGCACGGTCATCGGGTAGCCGTCGTATCCGAACCCGGTGATGCGCCACCACGCGACGGAGTCGAACACGAGGTCTTCGATCGTCTGCGCCATGTGCACGACGTTCGCGATGTCCGGGTCGAACTGCTCGAGCAGCGGGTTACGGACTCGCGTGTTGCTCGCGTCCTTCTGCACCATCGGCAGGGTCGAGATCGAACAGAGAAGGTTGCGGCCCTTCTGGATCGCGGGAACCGACAGCGCCTCCGCGCGACCAACCGGACCGGTGAGGCCGCGCAGTTCCATGAACATCTGGTCGATCGGCATGGGGCCGGACGAGAACGCTGCCGTGCGCGGCGGCGTGTCGGGCACACCGGCCATGCGGCCCAGCCAGTCCCACATTCCCATGTACCGGATGGTACAGGTAAGTGGACTACAGTCCGCTTAAGTCGTGGCTTTCACGATTCGTGGCCGGCCTAGCGATGGCGGAAGGGTTCGCGCTAGATGCGTAGCCCCTGCGGCGGCATAGGCCCCGTCGATCGGGCCGGCGTCCTTCCGGGCGTACACCCACCCGTCGCCGCGCCACAGCTTCTGTGCGGCCCGGATGTGCGCGGTCAGCAGGGCGTCGTTCGGGTGCACCACCTGCTCGGCACCCACCACGTCGGCGAACCCCATGGTGACCTGTACCAGGTCGGCGCGGATCTCCTCGACCTTCACGCCCGCAGGCGGCCACGGGGTACGGCCCCGGCCGCGCTTCTTCGGGTCGGCAAGAGCCGCGGCGACGGATGCTGCTGGGCCGGTCGGGAGATACCCGATCACGCGCGGTCGGACCTTGCGCACCAGGCCGGGGAGTTCACGCCGGAGCGCAGCCGTGCAGCCCTCGCCATGCCACACCCCCACGACCTCGAGGTGCACGACGCCGTCGACCTCGGCGGCGCCCACGACAGTCGCGTGCCGCTGGTCGAGCGAGACGTCCACACACAGCGCCACCCGGTCCCGCCACGTGTCCAGCGTCGGGGTGTTCTCGTCGCCGCACTCGTCCCACCGGTCGGGGTCGATCGCGGGGTCGAGCTTGGCCACCCGCTGGCACATGTTCTCGATGCGGAACTTGGCCAACTCCTCACCACCGGTCGCCTTGACCCGGATGGCGTTGCCCATCAACGCGTCGAGCGGGTTGCGACCTGAGGGATGGTTCAGGTTCGGGTTGGCCATGGCGAGCGCACGCACGTCCGTCGGGTCGGCCCCGTCCGGAGCACTCCACTCCAGGATGCCCAGCCGTGAGTCACCTCGACCGGTCTCGATGAACTCCAGGGCCGACTTGCGCAGGCTGTTCAACACCACGCTGTTGTCGTCGCCTTGGTTCGACAGGCACACGATCTGCGCGCCCGGCACAGCCGTAGTGGTCGGCTCCGCCGCCGACCACGCCGTCCACGACTGCTGCCGCCGCAACTCGTCCACGAGCAGCCGGTCCACTGTGAGCGAGCGGCCAGCGTCATCGTTCGCCGCCGCGATCTTGTAGCGCGTGTTGTGCAGAGTGGTCAGGGTGACCTCACCGTTCGCCTGCCGGTCCGGCTTCGGCGGCAACTCTGCGGCGAGCATCGGGACCGACTTGCACAGGTTGACCGTGGCCTGCCACGGCTCTTTCGCGTAGTCCACTTTCGACGAGATGCCCAGGACGGTCGGCATGTCCGGGCGGGTGCCGGGGAGGTCCACGTGCAGCCACCACGCCGCGAGGATCTTGCCCAAGTGGGTTTTGCCCTGCTGGCGACTGCACAAGATCAGCAGGATGCGGAACCGCGGCCGACCGTCCGGCAGCAGCTCACCGCCATGGATGACAGCGAATTCTTGCCACTCGTCGAGCGGCGCGCCGACCTCCTGCGCGAACTCGATCACCTCGAAGCCGAATGACGTCTCCGGCGTCAACTCACGAAGAGGCGGGGTCCACAGTCGAGGAACCGGCGACCCGCGCACGGCGCCGTTGCCGGAGTTCGTCGAGTCGAGACCCAGCGGGTGCATCCTTGACCCCCTTCCCTGCGATCGCCGCGCGTGCCCGCGGGGTCATACCCAGGGCCTCGAGGACAGCCAGCAGAGCAGGCCCAAGCTTCCCCACCTGCGACGGGTCGTCGTCGATCGCGGCCGCGTACACGCCAGCCAGGCGAACCGCGCCCCCGTCCGTGGGGGTGATCTTCACAGTGGCCAGTGCCGCACTGACCGCATCAGCCAACGTCTGACCGTTTCCGCTGGTCATGACGCTGACCAGGATGGCCCAGCCGAAGTCTGGCGCGATCGGGGAGAGAGAAAACAG